TAAGGTCCTGTACGACTGCACAGACCCCAGGTGAGACGTTGAAGTCAAAGCACAGGCACAACGGCCTGGACGGATCGTACATGAGGCATTCGGTAGCGTGTGTCTGCCTGTCAAACGCATAGTAGCATCTGCCCGCAAACGTCACGAAGTCGGCCATGTACTCCTGCCTGAAGGTCAGGTCATCCAATTCGCTCTTGGCCAGTTCGATCTCTCTGGCGTCCAGGATGTCCGCACTCGGCCAGGTGAAGAAGGCCCACGTGTCCGGTGTCTCAGCCTGGCCGATCTGCGCCTGCTGTGCCAGGTCCCAGTAATGGTTCCTGCCTTCCGGGACACCGAACAGCCAGGCCTGTCCCCCTCGCTCAGACAAGGCCGGGCGGATGTGCTCCGGCCAGGCCGAAGGTCTGCAATTCCCGATCTCATCGACTCCGACCCAGTCGATAGGGTTGCCCTCGATGCGCTCGGGCCGATCCAGGCCCGTGACATAGACCGTCGCCCCGTTCACAAGCCTGATCTCCATGTCACCCTCCCGGACACCCTTGGACGGTCCCCCGGCGATTGCCCAGGCCGGTGTCAGCTTTTTCACGTCCATCCAGAAGATCCGCCTGGCCTGGTCCCAGGTCGGGGCGCAGAAGATGTATCTTGCGTCCCCATGTCGCTGTGGCCCCATCGCTCGCCGGATGCCGTATCGCTTCGCAAGTTCCGTCTTACCGGATCTCCGGCCTGCCGGGACCACCTTGAACCTCGCCTCACTCTGCCAAACCCGCCTCTGCTCGGCATGGGGTCGCAGTGCGTACCACCTCGATACTGTCATACTGGTCATCGTGGCCATCGCCTCAGACACCCCTTATTGGTCTTCCTAGGACCATTACATGGCTGTTTTTCGCTTGAAAACGCACTTTTCAGTCTCCACGACGCACGATACGACGCGACTACACCACAACTCCGGCCTCGGCCACGGTCCTGCGATAGACCGACAAGGCCTGCTCGTACTCGCCCATGGCCTGGGTGTAGCCCTCGCCACCGATGCTCTGGTCTGCCATGCAGTCGAAGGCCTGCCACAGGTCAACGTAGGCCCTGGCCAGGTCGGTGGCCGGGACCTCGCCGGTCCTGCCGTACTCGGTCATGACGTTGGGCAGATCGGCCAGGCTCGCCTGTGCGAGTCGCCGTTCCAAACGCTTCAGGTTGTGACGAAGGGTGTCCGCTCGCATAATCAGCCCTGAAACCACCTCCACCAGTCCGGGCCGTGCTCGGAGGCCCGCGTCTCGATGAACTCGGAAATGGCCATGTAGGCCCCCGGCCTGGCCCTCGATTGTAGGGGCTCCGCACAACAAGGGTGCAACCTCACGGCCCAGTACTTCTTGCCATCGAAGGAGGCCGCCGTTGCCCGGCTTCGGAGTGCCTCCACCAGCACGGGGTCCAGGGCAATCCCTGCCTTCGCCAGTTGTCGCTTGATCGCTCGCCCTAGATTCTCCATTAGCCGTTCTCCATCCGCGCCAGCACTGCCTCCAGCCTGTTCTGCAACTCAGCCAACTCGTCGGCACGTGCAAGCTGCGCGTTCTCCAAGACTGCCTTTGCACTCCACAGACGCATCCGGTCGACCGATGGGTCGCCTTCAAGCCCGAGTGCGAGGACCTCCACGGCCTTACTGGCCAGGTTGCACAATCGGCACAAGGCATGGCCGAAGACCCGGTCTCGCGCCCGTCGCAGTCGCCGTTGGAAGTCGTCATCGTCAAGCCATCGGTCCATTTGCCTGCGACTCACGCCAGCCGTGGCCGTGGCCTTCGCCACGGTCGGACACTCCAAGAGGGCCGTTATTGCTGCGTCTCTTCTTTTTTCTGACTTGGACATTTTTGCTCACTTATTTTCCTAAGAGCCTGCGTCAAGGCCCTCCGTTCCGTCTCCTGCTGTGCCGTCACTTTCCGCAGGGCGTCTAGGTCCATCAAGCTCTCGACTGCATCCACCAAGCAGGACCGCAGGACCTCCACGGGCAGGGCGTCCAGTTCAACGGACTGGTCGCCGAACTTCGCCACGAAGGCCGCCCTCCGGGTGTCCGTCGTCTTCGTGAAGTTGGGGGGCAGGTCGTACCGCTCGATGTCCTCCTGGGTCAGGGCCGCCTTGACGATCTCAGGACAGCTCCCGCAGTCGCCCAGCCGCTCCTTCAAACTCCTTGCCATGTCCTCGCCGGATGGGTCGAAGTCGCCGAAGTACACGACGTGGACCGTCGTCTGCCTGCTGTTGAATCGGCAGGCCGCACTGTGGATGGAGGCCCATCCGTCATAGCCCCGACCGACATTCAGGGTCACGCCGTAGTTCTCCAGGACGTCCTCAAAGATACCGCTCAGGGCGTCCTTCTCCAACCAGACCTCCACGTACTCGGGCTGGGTTGACCATACGTCCCGCCGATATGCGGCCCGGCAGGTCTCGGCGAAGTCGTGCAGGCCCTCCCACATGGAGACGTGACGTGGACGGCGCAGTCGGTCCTCGATCCACCCCCAGGGGACGACTCCCTCTCGCCGTGCTTCCACGAGGGCGTTGCTCACGGCCTGGTACTGCGTCCTCGCATTTTGTATGACTTGTCTGGAAACCAAGCGATAGAACACCTGCCTGACCGTCATGGGGTGGCCCACGGCCAGGATCTCCAGTGCCGCCTCGATCATTTGGACTGTCTTCTGGTGCCGTGCCATAGCTCAGTAGTCATCCTTCTCGCCGCTGTAGTCCCTGCACGTCCTTGGCTCCGGCTCCTCGCCCATGCACCGATCGCCGAACAGCATGAACTCTTCGATGAAGACCAGCCGGGCAATACCCGTTGGGCCGTTCCGCGACTTGTGAATGGCCACCTCTGCCGTGCCGTCAATCTCTGCGTCCTGCCAGTCGGAGTGCTTGCGTGTCACGTCCTGCCGGTGGATCATCAAGATCGTGTCTGCGTCCTGCTCGATGCTGCCGCTGTCCCGGAGGTCGCTGATCCTGGGCCTGTGACCCTCCCGCCCCTCTACTGCTCGATTGAGTTGGGCGCAGCACAGAATGGGGATGTTCTCACCAAGTGCGAGGACCTTCAGGCTCCTGGAGATCTCCGTCACGTCCTCGTATCGAGTCCGTGTCTTCGTGGCAGGCTTCAGCAATCCCAAGTAGTCAACAACGACTAGACCCAGAGAGCCCTCCTGCTTGAACTGCCTGACCACCGCTGCGACTCGATCAACCGTGCCGCAGCCCTCCACGACGATCAATCCAGTCTTGGAAACCTCACAGGCCGCAGTCTGGAAACGGTCCATGTCCCCGTTGTCCGGGTGTCGTTGCAGCTTGTGGACGTTCACCTTGCCGACCATGCCCTCAAGGTTCCAGAAGATGCGCCTGGCCGGAACCTCCAGCGTGCAGAACAGGACCCGTGTGGTCTTGGCAATATGTCCCGCAATCGCCGTTGCCAGACTAGTCTTGCCCACGCTGGGCCGTGCAGCCAGGATGACAAGCTCTCCAGGCTGGAAGCCGCCCAGGATGTCGTCTATCGCCTTGAACCCTGTCTCCAGGCCAGCCCCCTCGTTTTGGATCTCCAAGCACGCCAGCAGTGCATAGTCCGCGGCCGTGAAGACCGTCCTCCGGGTCTGTGCATCCTCGATCCCAAGGGCAAGGGCCCGAACCTTCTCGCCAGCCTCTATCGAATCGCCCGACTCATCCAGGGCCAGGCGCATGGCCTCCAGCGTCTTGTGCAGCCTCCGCTGTCTGGAGGCCTCCACGACCAAGTCCCGGTAGTACACCGCGTTTGCAGCCGAAGGGACCGTCTCCAGGCACTTGCCGACGTACTCCAGGCCCCCGGCCCCCTGGAGCTGCCCGGTCCTGTCCAGCTCGGCCCTCACCAGCACGCCGTCCAGGTCCTTGCCTGCCTGCCGCCAGACCCGGAGGATCGCGTCGAACAGGACCGCGTGCCTGGGATCGGTGAAGTCCTCCCTGGACAGACGTTCAAGGACAGCAGGCACAACACGTCCGTCCAGGATCATCGACCCCAGCACAGCCGCCTCCGCGTAGTGGTTCGCCAGTCGGTCAGACCGCATGGGTTGCTCCAATTCCCTCCAGGGCACGCTGCCTGGCCGTCTTGCCGTCCGGACCCACCTCCACGGGAATGTCGCCAGCATCGCCAGCCTGCTTCGTTTGCCGGTCGTCAAGCCCTCCGGTGTGGTGCTCAGGTTGGGTCATCTCCAGGCACTTCAATGGGTTCGTGTTGTTGCTCA